TATCATCATTATAAATTAATAAAGTAGTATAATTCACCATTTTATTTACATTACTTATTCCATTAATAAGATTAATAAATGTATTATTGTATGATAAATCAATTATATATTTGTCAACTTTTACACCTTTGCACATTTAAAACGCCGACTTAACGACAAAAAAAAATATATAAAAATGTAAAAATTTGGTTATAACACATCGTGAAATGTGTATGAAGTCTTAACAACTACGACAAAATACTTCTGGTCTTTTGCCAGTATTAAATATAGATTTTACTATTTTTAACATATTTTGCACAGCGTTTTTATCTCTGTTATGATATATTTCGCAATTATGCTTAACCGATTGACATCGTAATATACCATGACATAAGTCTATTTCGCCTTTTCTTTTAGGTTTTTTACTTGGTTTTTCTAAAAATTTTTCTATTTCTTCATTACAACAATTACAAAGTTTTGATGTTCTAAATTCATTTACCAAATATGTTTTATAACCTACATTTCTAAATATTCTTCTAAACTTTTTACATATTGTTGGTTCTTTTCCTTTCATATTATTATCACCTTTATCATAATCACCAACAACTAAAATAGTTTTATTAGGCTTACCATATTTATTTTCAAAGTTTTTTATCATTTTACTTTCACTTTTTTGTGTATTTGTAAAGGCATTTAATTTAAATTTTCTGAAAAATGATTTTTCATAATGGGTATAAAGTTGATTATTTATTTTATTCTTTTCAATACAATATAATTTAAATTTTTCATAATTACAATTTTTAGAATTTAGATTAGATAAACTTGTTTCTAACTCCTTAATAGTTTTACTATCTATTAAAGTTTCTTTATTAACTTTATCAATAATTTTATTGTATTTTTTATTTCTTGTTTCTAATCTTCTTTGATTTTGTGTATATCTAAATGTTTCTAATTCATTTTTATCATTATAAGAACCAAAATACAACAAATCGCTCATTCCAGGATCGGCACAAACTACCTTCATTTTTTTAAGGTCTTCTGTAATATTTGTTTTTTCAATATAATTAATATTTTCTTCTTGACAACATTTTTTATTTTGATATGTTTTTGATAATGGCTTACCATTTACATCTACACTGATAAATAAAATACATATTGAAATACCATCTGTTCTTATCATATGACTGAATGTATATTTTTGACCTTTCTTGAATACTCTATTATCCAAATTAAAAAATCTACTCCATAACTCATTATATTTATTTTCTTTTTTGTATGTTTTTAAATATTCACTTGTTGCTTCATCACCCAAAAAATTACTAATTAAAGCACAAGTATCAATACAAATATTTTTAGGAACAATATTAGTTCTTAATGGTAATACATTAAATAATCTTATTTGTTTTTCTTCTTTTTCTATTTTTATATTGTTAAGTTTTTCTAATTCATTACAAATATAAAACATTGAATATAAAAAATATTGTGTATTTGATTTAAGTTCATAATAAATATTATTTTCTTCAAACTTTATTTTATTTGGAAATAATTTAATTCTTTGTTCTATTATCCATTTATGATATTTTTCATTACTTGTTAAAGTATCAAATGAAACTAAATCTTTCTTAACTTTATTTACATCTTCATATAATGATTTAAGTAATTGCTTTCTTAATTCTTTATCTCTGTTTGCCTTTGTTATTTCATCACGTTGTTTTTTAACATCAAATACAATATTAACATATTTATTGAGATGGTCTATAAAATGTTCTTGAATATTATTATTAATATTTGTAATCATATCAATTGCTTCATATGCTAAAATATAACTTAATTTATCATAATAAAGTGTTTCATCTTTAATAATAGTTTTAGAATAATGTTCTTTATAAAATGTTGTTAAAATCTTTAATTGTTCAGGCATATTATCATCTCTATAACCACCAGAATTGCATTTTCTTTTAGTAATTACCTTAAAAATATCACAAATAAATTCTTTATCTAATTTTGGAAAAGGTTGATTATTATGGAACAAATGAATAAAATATAATTTCAAAAATTGGTAAGAATGTACTACAATTTTATTTGTTCTTGAAACTAATTCATTAATAATAGGATTAATATTATTATCTTTTAGAACATTCTTAATATTATCCTTGTTTGTTTTCATGAAATCAAAATTATCTTCATCTTTTTTCTTTTTTTTTACTTTTGGTTTTGATTTTTTCATATCTATATAATATTACTATATATTTATTTTTTAAATAGTTTTACGCATAATAATTTAATTTAAAAAATTGATTATAAAAATATATAAATAATAGCTATACTAATTTATGACTAAAAAGAAAACAACAAATGACTAAAAAGAAAACAACAAATGACTAAAAAGAAAACAACAAAACAATTTATTGAAAATGCTAAATTAATACATGGGGATAAATATGATTATTCGAAAGTTAATTATGTTAATAATCATACAAAAATTATAATTATCTGTAAAGAACATGGTGAATATGAACAAATACCGATTTCTCATTTAAATCAAAAAGGATGTTCAAAATGTTCAAATTGCTATAAACCAAATACAAATGAATGGATACAAAAAGCTAAATTAGTACATGGAGATAAATATGATTATTCAAAGGTTGATTACGTCAATAATTCTACAAAAATAACAATTATTTGTAAAGAACATGGAGAATTTAAGCAACAGCCTAATGCACACATAGATCAACAACAAGGATGTTATAAATGCAGTAACAATCAATATTCTAAAATATCTATTGACTGGTTAAACTTTATATCTAAAAAAGATAACATTACAATACAACACGCACTAAATCATGGAGAATATAAAATACCAAATACTATATTAAAAGCAGATGGATATTGTAAAGAAACAAATACAATCTATGAATTTCACGGTGACTATTGGCATGGTAATCCATTTATGTATAACGCTAATGAATACACTTATTTTGGTAAAACATTTGGAGAACTATATGAAAAAACATTAAAAAAGGAACTAATAATTAAAGACAAAGGATTTAATCTAATTACTATATGGGAAAGTGATTGGATTAAACTAAATAATATTGTCAAAATAATACAACAAAAATTTCGTTCTAAACTTCATTAATTTTAAGTGCATTTAATTTTGCTTTACGATTTAAATATGCGGTATGTCTCCATTCTTTTAATTTTTCTGGATTAGTTTCTTTTATTTTTTCCATGTAATTTTTTGCTTTTTCTTTTACAATATCACTATTTTTTTCATAATATTTTTTATTTCGTGTTGGATTGGTATATGATTTTAGTTTTTCTTCTAATTCATTATTTTTATTTTTAAGTTCTTCTATTTCAAGTTTTAATTTATCTATTTCTTCATTCATTATATATTTACTATAATAATATTATAACATAATTTTAAATATTTTATGTCATAATATTAAGTATAAATGACATCAAAACATAAAAGTGAGGATTATAAATTATCTGCGGTTGAATATTATTTGGTTGATGATAAATCACAAATAGATGTATGTAAAATATTCAAATGTAGTCCAAGAAGTTTAATGAGATGGGTTGAAAAATATGAAAAAGATGGTGAAATAAAAAGAGAAAATATAAAACCAGTAGCATATAAAGTTCATAAAGAACATGTTAAATTTTTATTAGATGAAATTAAAAAGAATAAAACCATAACTATGTCAGAATTAAAGCATAAATTAAAAGATAAATTTAAGATTGAATTAAGTAGGTTTCATATCAACAGAATTGTTAATGATAATAATATAACATTAAAAATGACAAGAATACGGCATGAACCAGAAAAAAGATTTGGTAAAGAAATAAATATAAATCAAAAATTAAAAGAATTTTATGATGAAATTAAAAAACATAAATTAGAAGATATTATATGTATTGATGAAACAAGTATAAGCGGTCTTCAAAAAAGAAGTCATTGTTATAGTGAATTAGGTAAAAGATGTGTAATAAAAACACAATCACAAGAAGTATTCAAAAAATATACTGGTATATTTGCTATTTTTTATGGTGGCATTTTAGGTTGGGATTTATATGAAAAAGGAGGGATTGATAGTGATAGATTATATGAATTTTTAGAAAAACATATTACAACAAAATACAAAAATAAATTAATAATTTTAGATAATGCAAGTAGTCATAGAAATGCAAAAATAAAAGAATTAGTAAATAAGAATAATACATTATTATATAGTTTTCCTTATCAACATTTTACAAATAGTATTGAAAATTACTTTAGTATGATGAAATCAAGGTTATATAAATTAGACGGATTAACTCATAAAGAATTAAAAACTAATATAGAAAAAGTCATTAAAGATATACCCAAAGAAAAATATGAGAATATAATTAAAGGAACTTATAATAGAACAGAAAAATATCATAAGAAACCTTCAAATAGAAGAAAAACATTAAAAAATTATTTATAATTTACATATTTAAAAAGTCGGCGTTTTAAATGTGCAAAGGTGTAAAATTTTATATTTTTCATTTATTAAATTTATAGTAACATTTACATTTTTTTTATTAAGTTCAATTTCTATTTCTTCATTTATTTGCGGATTATTCATGTTATTGTTATTTTCATTTAAAATAATTAAATAATAACTTTCTTCTATTTTATTAATATTAAATTTTAAATTTTTATATAAATCTTGATTAATTGATTTATTATTTATTTTATAATCAATATTATTAACATATTTGTATTCAAACATATAATTTTGAGTAAATACATTTGATATATTAAATTTATTAGTTTCACTTTTAATATTTATAATAATGAATTCAAAATCACTAATATTATTTTTACAATCAATTAAAACATTATTATTTATAAAATAAAATTTATAATCTTCATAATTAAAAGTTTTGCTATAATTAGGATTTATAATAAATGAATAACCATTATTTATAAATACTTTATTAAATAATAAATGTTTATTCCATAATTTTGAATAATGATTAGGATTATGTATATTAAAATGATTGTAATTTTTGTATAAAATTAATTTATTTTTAAATTTAACTACTAAATTTTTATAATTTTGATAATTTCCTAATATATCATGTTTCATGAAAACATGATGATTATAATTTAATTTCATAACATTAAAAATTTCACATAATAAATTTGGACCAGTTAATGATAATATATTATCTAATTTACTGTATTGCCTATTTGTAAAAGGATTATATATTTTTTGAAAATTATCTATTTTATAAATAATAGCATCTAATAATTTCATAAATATTGGATGTTTTGGAACACTCATCATAACTGCGTTATAATATCCTAATTTATGATGGTCCTGACATAATAATAATTCATCATTTTCATGAATAATATTATTTAAACTTACTAATAAAATGCTTTTATTATCAAAATAAAAACCACCATTAATATACAAATAACAATATCTAAAAAAATCTGCTTTAAATGCTCCTGGATATAATATATCATAATATTTTACATATTTTTCATTAAAATGTTCTTTTATAAATTCTCTTGATTCAATATCATCAAAAAAATAATAAGAATAATCAGGATTAAATTCTATAAATGACTGAATAGAATTATAAGCTAAATCATTTTCAAAATAATGACTTTTGTTTGTTTGAAAAATAACTTTAGGTATTTTTAATTGTTTTGATTCTTTTTTTTCAAAAATGATGGTATTTGAATATATATTTATTTTTTTGTAATTTTTATTAGAACTTCCTAAACATATATTTATATATTCTTTATTTACTTTATCAAAAATTGTAATAGTTACTTTATAATTCCATCCGCTAAATTCATTAATTTTTCTTAATAATACACAAATTTTATTTACATCTATAAAATATATATTTACTATAAAATCATCTTTATAGTTATTTAATTTATATTCATTATTAATTTGAATATAATTTCTTGGTTCTAAATTAGAAACAAATATCATAATTATAAATCTTATTTTTTAATATTTATTTAATCAAATCTTTATTTAATGAATATTGTTTTCTACACATTTGATTGCAGAATGTTTTATCATCAATTAAAAACATTGTATCATATATATATCTATTACATATATAACATATTTGATAATCATTTTGTTTTGTATTATTTGAATTCATTAATATATTAACATAATCATTATTTTTATCTATTTTTGTTATATTTTTATTATTAGTATTATCATAATCATTATTATTTAATGTTAAATTATTATTAAATATTGCTGAAAAACATAAATAAGAAAAAAAAACACAATATTTACAAAATTCAGAAATACTTTTATTACATTTATATAAAATAGAAAATAACATAATTAATTATATTTATTTTTATTTATTTAAGATGATTTTAATTATTTTTTAATTATTTATTTAATTTATTTAAAAATAAAATTTTTCATTCAATAATTAGAATCATGAATATAAATAAAATACATTTAAAATTTGAACATCCACTTTTACATAATATAAAAGAAATTTATTTAAAACCAAATAATAATGTTATATATACAAATTTATCTTATTTAAACTATTATACAGAAGTTTATAATTCTAAATTAACTATTTCTTTTACTGGAATATTTAAAGATAGTTATTTTGTTATTTTAATTGATACTATTGATAAACAATTAAATAATTCTGTTTCTCATAAAAATATAATTTTTATAAAAGCTGATTGGTCATTAGTTAAAATAAATAATGAATTATTTTTACATGAAATTAACATCATTGCTAATAAAAAATATAAATATTTTTATTTACCTTTAAGAAAATATTTTGATGACAATAATGATTTATCAGTGGAAGATATGTTATTAATTCATGATTGTGTTCATTATGATTTAATAATAAATATAAAAGAAGAAAAAGAAGTAAAAAAAATAATTCCTCAACAAATTAATGAAATGAAAGATATTCATCAACAAAGTACAATAAATCAAACAATTTCAAATATTAAAAATAAAATTCATAATAAATTTCATGGTAAATTAAAGGATTTTGTTTCATTATTCAGTGATGAATAATAAAATAAAAAGAAAATTTTGTTTCAAATTAATTTGAATATTCAATTCCAGCCATTCCTTCGCTAATATTTAATATATTATAATTAACTGCAAATAATTGTATAATAGGATTTTCAATTTCAGAATTCAATTTTAAATCTAAAACAGAATTATCAATTCTGCTAAAATTAATCGAACCTGATGGCTGATATTCCTCAGGATGCAGTGAAAAACTATAAACATAAATAAAATTATTGGGTGTATTTGTATGTCTTTGATAAGGAACAACTGTTTTATAATATTTATTTTGTTTATATTCAGTTAAATCTTGACCTTCAATAACAAATTTGGATTCAATCATTGGATCGCTTCCAATCATTCTACCATTTTCATAGGCTTTTGTGCTAAAATTAAACCATTCATTTCCGCCATATGGTCTTAATTTTAATAAATTTCCATTTTGGATAACCCAAATCAATTCAGTCACTAAATGATTAAAATTAAAATCAATTTGCTGGTCTAAATAATTATTATCTAAAGAACGTGGTGAAACTTGAATTTGAGTAATTAAATATTGTAAATTATTTTTACTAAAAATTTTTCTTTCATCTTCTTCTAAAAATATATAATCCACTTCTAAGTTTCCTGATTCAATACTAATTTCTTCATTATTTGGACTTTCAGATATAAATGAACCATCACTTGATATAATTAATTCATTATAATTTCTAATTGTTAAATTTATTCGCACTTCTAATGATTGAATACTAATTAAAGGTAATGATAATCCTATATTTCTACAAAACCAGAATAATAATGGTACATATAACAATAATTCATCATTATTATTATAATTAACTGAATTATTCGATTTTCCAATCATACTATTAAATCCATCTCTTTTATTTAATGGAACTGTTAATTCACTCCATATTTCCATCCAAACACCATATTGTCTATCAATAACATTTCCTCCTATTTCTATATCAACAGTTTTTATTAATGCATGACCAACAGAATTAACCCAATAATAATCGACTTTTTCATTATTATTAGTATAACTATAAGGAATAAGTGAAGGTAATTTAATTTTTAAAAAAATTTGATTGACTAAATCGCCAATTCTATCTAAACTGCAATAAACTTTTTTACCAAAATTTAAATCACCAGTAAAATATTGAGGCATAGATAATATTGAAAAATTTGTATAACGTCTATAAACAGCTACAAAAAAAGTAATTTGTGGATTACCACTGACATATTCATTTTGAGCACCATAAGCAGCTAAGACTAATAATCCTCCCGTCATATTAACTAATTATTAATAATATTTTAAATAAATTATATATTATAAATTTAAAAAGAGAAAATAATATAAGAAATTGTTTTAAATATAAAATAAGAAACATGTATTCACAAAATAATGTATATCATTCATTAGCATTAGAAAGCAAAAAAGAAGTATTTCATATAAAAAATGGAAACTCGTCTTACAATTCAGGAACATTAACATGTCAAGGAGGTGGTTCATTTCATAAAGGATTAAGTATTGGTATGCAAGAAAATATGGTAAATGGATTATTGATATATGATGATGAAAATTTTTTTGGATATAGTGAAAAAAACGGATTAATATTATTGTCCATGAATTATGATTTTAAAGAGCTAGAATTACCTGAGTTTGGTCAAATATTGGAAAAAAAAGAAAAAACATTAAATATAGATTTAAGTTTTAGAGATATTATTAATTATTATATTAATATACCTAATAATATATTAAAATACAACATTGATTTAATATTAAATATAAAATTTATCTACGATGATGAAAGTTTAATTAATCAATTAAATTTTTATATTATTAATAAAAATGATAAAAAAGTAAAATTAAACATAATGAATAATCAAATATATGTACATGAAAATTCTAAATCAATTATAAATGAAAATAATAATTCTGTTATAAAATTAGAATTAAATTATATAAATGAAGAAAATATGATTATGGATGTACATAAATATATAGAAAATATAAAATAAAATTTTATATTTACATTTTTAAAATATAAGTATATAATATGGAACAATTTCAAAAATTAAAAAAATGGTTAAAAATGGAAAATGATAGTTTAAGAATGTATAATAGACCTATTCGAGGTATATATAGTACAAAAGATATAAAAAATGGCTCACATATATTAAAAATACCTTCAAAATATTTAATAGAAAAAAGTAAAACACAAAATAAATCTTTAGAAAAAAAATTAAGAAATTCTAATTC